ACGGCATTCAACGTGCCAATAACCTTCAACTCCCATTCCTTCAGGGATAGCTACGTTGGCTTGTAATGTTGCTACAGCGCTATCGCCACAGCTTCCAAATTCTTTATGCATAATTAATCTCCAGAACTTACTACATTAGCAGCTGTATAACTGCTGATCGTTAAAATAGCAGACGAATAAGTCGCTGCTGGGAACTGTACTGTAAAGCTACTATTACAGGTCTTATCTGAACCAAAATTTAATACAAAACAGGCTGCTTTCGTTATGTAATTGTAGACTAACGCACCCCTACAAGTAAACGATGCAGGGTTCCACACAGCGTTAGCAAATGACACATAAGTAGTGTTGTATTGCTGGTTAATTGTGGGTACTGTAGATATAGTCAGAAGTTGACCTCCAGCTGTATATCCTGTGCCAGTAACTTCATTTACACTGGTGTAAGCAGCTGTTGTAGGATTCAAATTAGCATTAGCGTTATAGAGCGCAATGTAATAGGTTCCATTAGTAAAGTTCTCATTACCATTTAACAGGTTTTGAGAAAATACATTACAAGATCCTTGAACTATAGACATTATTGTTTCACCATAATCCTAGCTTGACCATTACGATAAGCATCACCACGCTCAAGACCAGTACCAAGGCGATTAAGTTGCGACATTGCTTCTTGATATTTATCTTCATAATACTTAACCATGTCTTGCTCGCCCTTCATAAATATCATGGCTTCACGCATGGCTCCGTATAACAATACTGGGTCGTAATTTTCACCTAGCCAGCTGGTGCCAGTTGCATTGGAAACAGAAGCAACCGTAATGGAGAATCCTGTACCAGTAGTGCCTAAAGAAGAACATGACAATACATCACCTACTACATAGAAGTTACCGCCAAACTGTAAAGTAACACTGACAACAGCGCCACTTACAACAGTGATATCAGCGGTTGCGTTAGCTCCAGATCCACCAGTTAAAGCTACGTTCTGATATACGCCATTGGTATATAAAGAACCTCCAACAATAGTTTGAAATGCATTAATTTGACCCTGCACAATCGTTGGTGGGTAATAAAAATAATGCAATTCAGCTGAGTAATTTACATCTGGCGTTGGACCTAGGATGAAAGTTAACTCATTGTTATTGTTGTATTGTGTGCCAAATAAAGCGTAATACTGTGGCATCCCAGTAGTGGATGGGTTTGGAAAAGACTGGCGAATAAAGTTCACGTCTTTGTTTAACAAGTAACTATAGTTACCTGAAGAGTCAATGACTGCCAATGAATAAGTAGAAAGATAGTCTATTGGGCAAGACAAATAGTTATTTCCAGATGTCATTGTTCCAATTACGTTTTTGCGTAAAGAAGGTAACTGAACAGAGTTATATATCCGTTCTTCAGCTTCCTGAACAAAAACAGGGATATTAGCTACGAACAGTTGTTCAGTATTCTCAGCGTATGCCTGAATAGTGTTATAGATCTGTTCATAATTCATTTACTTAATCCTTAAGCCATTGGGCCTCTAGACATACGACCTTTAGTTGCTGCACCAGCTCCACGCATTTCAATACCTGATTTTTTAGGCTCTTTAGATTGACCATAGCTCATCCCATTTGGAATAGGATCACGCAAGTCAACATCTTTGGCAGCTTTAGTAGTTGCATATGGAATAGCATCTTCCATTGCTTGAAAACTCTCTACAGTGTATTTCTTTCCAGACATTGTGTGCGGAGCAGCATAGTCAGAAGCTGGTTTATCATTTTTTGCATGACCAGTACGAACAGCTGGGCTATTCTTTTTGGTTGCTTTAACTGATTTATCGTATGCCATATTAACGACCTCTAGAAGAAGATTTTTGGTTCATTGCACGAGCCATGTTGCGACCAACGGCTTTCATAGCTTTACCTGTCACGCCACCTTTAGCCATTTTAGTTGGTTTCATACCTGGGTGCATATGATGTTCGTGCTTATGCACTTCTTTTTTTGCTTCTTTATCAGCAATTTTGGTTACTTGTTTTTTGTCCATTATTAACTCCTAAGTTGTGACTATGGTTACTGTACCGATTGTTATTACAGGAAGCAAGGAATTTGGAGTTAAATAACTGTCAAAATAACTAGCTCCTCCTACTGGGTTCCAACCCCATTGAATCTGCCTACTGCCATCACTGGGATAACCTAAATTATCCACGTTATATACATTTGGATCATAAGGGTTGGTTAATAATCCAGATGTTCCTCCAGCGTAATAGCTAACATCTGGGCGTGGTTCTCTAACTGCTTGTGGATCATTCACAGGGTAAAGTCCAAGACTTAACTGTGGTTGATCTGGATCCCAGCACTCTGGACATACTTTGATGTTGTATAGCTTGGTTTTAATAACCTCTTTTTTAAGTTCTTTTAACAAATAGCGAAATCCACAACGGTCACATTGTGCTATCGCCCATTTGCCAGAAGCGTACTTATTTGGCATTAAACAAACCTACCTTTTGTTCGTCCTTTTCTTTCTATTCCATGACCACGAACCAGTGTTCCATTAAATATTCTATTCATGCTAGTTTTTTGACCTTTATAGCCTTTTACTAATTTTTCTTTACGATATTTATCTTTAATAGCTCCACCTTCTTTTCGGTTCAATGGGCTGTCTGGATTAAATGGGTTATTAGAACCTGGGGTATATCCAACTCCACCACCGACTTTAGGAAGTCTTCCCATATCCTGAAGGCGTTCAGTGTATGTGCGTGGACGAGTTGCTTCATATTGCGCCCTTTTTTGTTGGGCAATTTCAGCAATTTTATCTTTAGCAGCTTGGATTTCTTCAGGGGTAGCCATTATCTACTATGACCTCCATAGAAAGACATACGAGGAACAAAACGAATAGCAGCTTTTTCTCTGTCTTCTTGGGAAGCTAAATCCCATTGTTCCATGTACTCAGACTTAAGCATAGGGATTCTACTAGGATCTACATTAGGTATTTTGGAGGATAAGTAGAATGCTAGACCAGCTACCATTGCAGGGATAAACCTAAATGGAATGTCATTGGTGCTCATACCAGTTCCAGCATCCTGAATCCTACGCATACGCCAGTAAACAAATGTATATTGACTACCTGGTGAGTTAGGAGTGGGCCAAACGTTAATACAAGGCAGATTAACCACGCTAATAGGCGCTCCAGTTGAGTGAGCAGCTGCGGTAGTACCATTCTGACCACGATAGCAATTTAACAGCTGTGGCGCTGTTGTAGAGACATTTGGGTAGTAAATAATCTCATTGTCTATCTGAATGTAGCCAGTGGCTGCCAAACCAGTCATATCTGATGGCGATAACTGGATAGTAGTGTCGGTAGCACTAATTCCAGTTGTAGAACCATTACCTACTAAGGTGTAAGTGGTAGGGTTATTTTGCCCAGATTGACGGTTAATCCATACTTGGATAGGTCTTCCTTGAGCCAATTTATTAGGCAATGTCGAGTAGGTGTCCTCGGAAATGCGACTAATGTTGATATCTATCTGGTTTTGCAAAGTACCAGTTCGGATAACTTGGCTTAACAAGTCGATGGTATCTATAGGCAGAGGGTAGGTAATCTGCCCAGTAACCATAGGAATTTGACCTTCTTCAATAGTCCAAAGGTTAATTCCTCGGTTAGCCCATTCGACTGTGAGGATGTTTAAAGACCGTCTGGCTGTCCTAAAGTCATAACCAGTTCTAAGTTCGACACCGCACCTTTCAAACGCCTCTTCAATGAGGTCGTTCATGTTTAGGTCAAATACGGATGTCCCTGTAGTAGCCATTATTTATGCTTAAAGCCTTTTAGAGTTTCTGCTAAACGAGCACGTTGACCTAGCTTACCAGGTTTCTTGGCTGCTGCTTCTAGCTTTTTTTCTGGGATGTTATGTCCTTCTTTAACACCCAGAGACTTACGCAATGAGCCAGCTCTTTTGATAGCGTGTTGGATCCATTTTTCTGCCATGATTAACTCACAACATTTTGTTCTGGATTTATTGGTAAAGTAACTTCTATAGTTGCAGAAGCAGGTTCTTCAACATTAACAGTTACGCTGGCTGGTGCCTCTACAGCAGGAGCAGTTTCAACAGGTACAACCTCAACAGGTGCAACTTGTACAGGTTCTGGAGCAGGAACCAAAGTAGCAGCAAAATTGGTTACTACTGGAGAATCAGAAAAGCCCAAAGCTACTTTTTCACTTGCCAAGTACGCAGCAAATTCATTCAATAGCTTGTGCTCTTCGCTTTCTACAGCGTGACCAGCACTTTTAACATAACTTAATACTTTATCAAGTAAGCTCATTTTTTCTTCCTTGCAGCTTTTATATTGTCAATAAAATTAGGGTATGGTCTACCAGCTGCCTTGGCTGATGCTTTAGCTTTGGCTTTCTTTGCAGAACTCAAATGTTTTGGTTTTCCAAGATCTTTCGGTCTTGGCTTATCCCAAATCTGCCCACCTTTGGCATAAAACTCAACAGCATCAGGGTTATCCTTTCTGTGGATAACCTTTTTACGAGGCATTTTGGATGGGTTAATTGCCCCCATCCCTCGACTGGCTCTCATTA